ATCTGGCAGAGCTCGTCATAACAGAAATAATCAATGACAATACAGTTGCAGTAGTTGCAAACAACATAGATCAGGATGTCGTTGTCGCAGATTGTCAGGATGTAAATTTCTTCATCAAGGATGAATCAGATACCACAAACCTATCAGCAATGATTCTTCTAAACAAGGACGTTGTTGAGAGCGGGGCTCTTAAGAGGGGCGATGGTCTAAGAATTTCCTATATCGATGAGAAGGATGCAAACCACTTTGATACAAACTGGTTTGAAGCTCTAGAAGCTCTAGAGGCTGTAGACTTCCAGATTCTAGTACCCTTACCAACTCAGACCATTTCCTCCATATTCAAAGCTGCAGTCAAGCATTGCGAAAGCATGAGCACTATTGCAAACAGAAAGGAGAGAATCGCCTTTATCGGTGCTCAGGAAGGTCTAACTCCAGCAGCCATCATTGGTACAGAGGAAGTTGCGGTAGAGGATATTGGAGTCCTAGAGGGAGTTCAGGGAGACGATCCTGAGGAAGTCCTGGGAGGAAACGTAGAGGATCTTGCCGACTACAAGCTATCAAATAATTACACCTCAAATAGAGCCGTGTTCTTCTATCCAGATAGAATAGTTACTAGCATAAATGGAAGCAATACCTTCGTTCATGGATTCTATATGGCTGCGGCCGCTGGCGGTTTAACATCCAGCACCCAGAATGTCGCCATACCACTAACATTCAAAGAGCTGGCTGGATTCGCAATAACTAGAGATAGACAGTTCAAGAGACTAACTCTAGATCAGCTAGGCGCAGTTGGTGCAACAGTTGTTCAGCCAATCACTGGCGGTGGAAAAGTACTCGCAGGAAGAACCACAAGTCAGTCTGGTTTTATCGAGGATGAAGAAATCTCCGTAATGTTCATAAGAGACAGGGTAAAGCAAGTTCTAAGAGATAGTTTGCTACCATTCATCGGAACTGTCGAGGATCAGAATACGCAAGGTCTAATGAACGCAAGAGTCAAGACAATAATGGCAGCACTTGTAAGTCAGGGCTTAATTACTAACTTTGAAAATGTTAGAGTTGAAAAAGATAAGGTAGATCCAAGACAATGGAATGTATACCTAAGATTTACACCATCGTATCCGATAAACTTTGTCTTCATCTCAATTGAAGTGGGAATTTAATAATAAATTTTACTACAACAATCCCCATTAACTACTAAATAAAAATAAAAGGTAGTTAATGGGGATTGTTATGTTTTTTGCCAGTTGTAAGTTATGCAATGCACAGATGAAGTATTCGATACGAAAGGTTGCAATCAGAGCCGAAAAGGATGGCGTGATATGCAAAGAATGTCGCACGAAAATTAAAATAGAAAAAGATACATTAGAATCAAAAAGAATTTGTCCATCATGTAACGATACAATATTTTATAAAAACCCTGCCATTTGTAGAGCCTCAGCGAAAAAAAATAAGGTTTGCTTAAGATGTGCCTGTGAATTAAAAAAAACTGAAAATTACTCCGGATTCACAAGAATATGTCCATCTTGTGACAAAGAGATGACTTATAAAACAACTGATTCGGTTACAAGGGCAAATAAAAATAAAAATGTTTGCAAATCATGCTCGCTTATTGGAAAAAAACCATCATTACAATGTATTGAGGCCGTAAAGGCTGCAAATACGGGCAGAAAATTATCTGAAGCTCATATAGAATTAATTAAAAAAGCAAATACTGGCTTGAAAAGAGGTGACGAGACAAGAAGAAAAATTGCAAATGCTTTGAAGGGAAGAAAATTTTCAAAAGAAACGCTAGATAAAATGAGGTTTTCCGCAAAAAATAGGCCAAAAATTTCTGAAGAGACTAGAAAAAAACTTTCTGAATTAAAAAAAGGAACAACGCATACTCATTCTGAAGAAACGAAAAAGAGAATATCAGAAATGAAAATAGGAAAATCTCATTCCAAAGAATCAAGAAAAAATATGAAAATTGCTCAGAATGCAAGATTTCTTAGAGAGCCTGATTGGACAAAACCATTTACGATAGGAGAACTTAGAACCTGGGGAGCTGAGGCGAAAAAAAGAATGCCGCAATGTGAAAGTTGTGGAAAAAAAGAAGAATTACATGCCCATCATATAAAGCCAAAGTGCCTATACCCATCTTTAGCATTAGATCCTGACAATGCAATGATATTGTGTAAAAGCTGCCATATAAAACATCATAAAAAAAATAAAATTAGAGAAGAAGCGGAAAACATAATTAAGAATAAGAATACTTAGACCATACAAGAATCTATTAATTTATAAAAACAATAAGTAGAGAGTTTTATTTTATTCGGAGACTTAAATGGCAGCTTATCCTAAAACGGGTTCTACCCTAGATTCAACCACAAGATCTTCGTTATCTACCCAGATTATTATCATGGTAAATAATGAGCCTGTTGGCGCTATTCAAAGTTTTACAGAAACACAGAATAGAGCACTGAAGGAAATAACTGAAATTGGAACGGACGGTATAATTGAAATTACTCCCCAGAGTGCCGCAAAAACAACACTTAGAATAAATAGAATGTATTTCGATGGTCTATCACTTCCAGAGTCTTTTTCCCGTGGCTTCAGAAATCTTCAGTCACAAAGAATTCCTTTCGATATAGTTATTATAGACCAGACCACCGGAACCGGAAATGACGCAATCATAACAACCTATCATAACTGCTGGTTTGACAGCTTGACCACAACCTATCAGACCAACGATTATACTATAGCTCAAGATGCCGGTGTCAGATGTGAATTTATCTCAACTATAAGAGGCGGAGAAGCAATTGCATTAAGTCAAGGTACTGGTGGCTCTAGACAGGTTCCGGTTCAGAAAGACTCTGTTGAGTTGGCCGCAGATAGCGGAAAGACAAGAGGCTCTCTTGATTTCCCCGGCTTAATTTCCGCAGCATACTAAAAATAATTAAATTAATTTTAAAGCCACCCCTCAAAATTATGATGGGTGGCTTTATTTTTTTAAAATTTAGAGTATAAATTATTTTGAGGTATATTTATGAGTCAGGTAAAGCCACCATCTGTGCCGGTAAGAACCGCAAGCGACGTAATGAACGCAAGAGCAAAACTTGGCGACAAGTTTTCACCTGAAGCTATAAGAAAGCAGGAAGAGGAGGCCTCTAAAGAGGTTGCCAGAGCTAGCCAGCCAATGACTTCTCAGCAGAATGATTTGGAAAGGCTAATCTTTCTAGGTAGAGTTGAGAGAACTCTTTCTGTTTCAGGTTTTTCATTTAAAATGTCGACTTTGACAACAAATCAACAAAAATTTGTAATCACGGAAGTCTCAAGGGTAAAAGAGGATGAGAGAATCTTCTATCTTAAAAATTCAACGATAGCTCTTTCAATCTCCGAGATTAACGGAATTGATTTTGATGTTTTTATAAATAACCATGATAAAGATTTCTATGCACGGCTTGAATTTATAAATAACTTACAATCAAATCTTGTTGACTCTTTATTTAAGTTTTATACCGATGTATTCCAAGAATCGGTAGGACTTCTAAATATGGAGGAGATAAAAAAATAGTAGAGCTCCCGCATCATAGGGTACGTTGGGAGCTCTGTAAAATCTGGAGATGCAATGTAGATGATCCTATGTTTGACAGAATATCTTCTGTTCAATGGGCTTGGCTTTGCGCAAATATTGCTAAAGATAAAGCAGATGAGCTAGAAGAAAAGATAACCATCTCTGATTATATAGCTTCCTATTGGAATCCAGAATCCGTGAAAAAAGTTCAAGAAGTAAGAAAACAAAAAGAGCTTGACTCTAAGATTACAGATGAAGAGTTTATAGATATTATTTCAGGAGAAGATTATAAAAATAACCCACTCATTGATGCGATAAAAAGAATTAAAGATTCTTCTCAGCCTGATAACGATAAAAATTCTTTACCATTACACTCTATTAATTTAAATAGAATAATCAAGGAAGGAATTTAATGGCCGCTGCGGCAGAAGAAGTTCAAGCGAATCTTCTCAAGATAATACAAAATATTGGAAATTTTGATTCGGCAATGACAAATATGTTGCTTAATTCCGAAAAAACTTTTTCCAATATGAGAGATATGTTGGGAGCTGTGGATGGTGCTATATCTGGAGTTCTTGAGATGACAAAAAAACTCGGAGGCGTAGTTCCGTTCAGTGAGGCATTTTTAAGTTCAATACAAGAGGTTCAAACACTTTTTACCGGCGTCGGAAGAACGATAATTGGCGTATCGGAAGAGGTTGATAAAAGAGGTCAGGCATACAGAGGTCTGATAGAAGAGAATTATAAATATGCCTCAAGCTTTGGATACGGAACCGAAAAAGCAATAGAATTAACTGATCGAATATCTGACATTGCAAAGGTAAATAGCGAATTAACCAAGTCTGGCTTATTTATAAATACAGAGGATTCCAGGCAGGCCTTCAAATTTCTATCGGATAATTTGAAATCGTCATCTAGCGAATTTTTGAATTACTCCTATACTCTTGATGGCGTTTCTGTAAAAGCCGAGCAGATGACAGCCGTACTGCAGGAGACCTCTGGACTTGATATGTACGCTTATTATCAAAAATTGGGTGACATGGTAAATAAGCAGGGTATGTCTTTTGATGAAGCAATTATTTCTATTGCTGACTATAAAGAAATTTCAAAAGAAACCGGTCTTGGTGTGAGTGAGATTGCAACATCATTAGGGTACGCCATAAACGGATTTTCGAAATTAGGCATTACAGTTGACTTTGCAAAGCCGGCCCTAGAAGGCTTCGCAAAGGTTATGAAGGAGGCTGGAATCGGTATAGAAAATGCCTCAGGATTAACCCAAACCTTATCAACCAGCCTTATGGATGCAGCCAGTAATTATGGAAAAGCTTATGTCCTATTTCAGCAGGGAGGGCTTGATTTTGGAGGCGGAGGCGGCGTTTTAGGGGCATCCATTGGATTTAGAGCCTCTATGATGAACCAGACTCCAGAACAGCAGGAACAGACCGGTTTGGACCTTGTAAAGGCCATGAAGGATACGATCGCAAATTTCACCGGAGGTTCTATAATCACTCTTGAAGAAGCCGCAAAAAATCCTGCCCTACAACAGCAGTATTATGCTCAAGAACAGATGTTATCCGGAGTATTCGGCATAAGCAATCAGGGAGACCAGCAACAAACATTAAGCTTGCTTCAATCAATAGATGAGGCTACAACAACAGGAGATAGGGATAGAGCTGCACAACTTGCGGAACAACTTAATGACGGAAAAGAGTTCAGAGAAAAGACTAAATCCCTTCAAGAAAAACTTGGAGCCATAGCTGCCGGTAGCTTCTCAGAGCATGTTAAGCAGAGTTATTTGCAGCAGCAGATGGTCGAATCTCTATTGAGATCTGAAGGTGGAGTGCAATATGTTGGTGGAGAGGAGGGTGACAAAAGAAGTATTTTTGATATGTATAGGAAGGGAATGAGTGATCTATCTGGTGTAGTTGGAGAGGCTAGAGAAATTGCTACAAAAGCACTTTTCGAAGGAAATGGCGATAAAACAGAGATGCTTCTAAAAGAACTATCCACGCCATATGACTTTAGTCCAGAAGAAGAGACTGGTCCATCAGGAGGCTCTCAAAGGTATGCTACAGGTAATAACGTCTACAACATAAATATGAGTGGAAATGGTATTCCAGACGGAAAAGCCATAATTATAGTTCAGGGAAAACAGCCGGTCTTAGTAGAAGCAAATGCAGGTATAACAGATTTTGCAGCTAGAACTGGTACTCCGCTACCTGGGGGGTAAAATATAATTTTCAAACATATTAATAAATAATATATGTTCATGGGAAAAATAAAAAGAGAGACTATAAAATTTTTATTACCAGTTAATTACTCTACAGTTATTTCTAATAATTCAAGTGGAAGACTGGTTATTCCACTCTATATAAATCCCCAAGATGTTACAAGGGCAGATAATAAAATAATCCAAGAGTCGCAAACACTTGGTGGCTTCATTATTCAGTATTGGGGAGAGAAATTAACAAATTTTACTGTCAGAGGTATAACCGGCTCTGGAGGTATTGAGGCGATAAATATACTTAGAAGTGTTTATCGAAACGAGCAGATTCAATTTAAAAAAATACTTCTCGAAAGACAGAGGCAACTTGCTGAAGAAAGTGGGGCTATACTGAGCGACTTAGCTTCTCAGGCCAGCTTTTCAGAAGGTCTTGTTGCGGCAGGAGATATTCTTTTTGATGGAGTTGTTTCCGAAGTAATTGATTCAGTTAGCGAGACAATAGAATTTTTAAAAGATCCTACTGCAATAACAACAAGTGACTCCTCACAAGTTAGAACTCAAACTCCAACATTGGCGTCTTTTGCAGTCTCTGTTGATATGTGTTTTCAGGGCGAGATTCATAGAGGATTTTTTACCGATTTTTCAGTTACTGAATCAGCTCAAGAGCCAGGGCATTTCGGTTACAATTTCTCTTTTAGAGCACTTAGAAGCGTCGGCGAAAGAAATAATTTTATGCCTTGGCACAAATCACCAACAAACGAGTCGGGCCAACCTGTCCAGTCCAATTCTATATATGCTCCATATGGCTCTTCGCTTTCATTTCCCTATACAAGCCCAGTAAATGATTCAAATATCTTGAAAACTTCAACAACAATAGTTGAAGATCAATCTGGCCAAAAGGACCCAAATCAAAGATCGTTATCTAGATTTAGTGACCTTTCATCAAAAAAATAATTAAAAATAGTAAAATAAAAGAATGAGTTATATTCCATCATATCTTGATTTAAAGAGAAATGTTGATGGTGCAATAAATGGCACTATTGATAAGCTTCTAACGGGAGATTCGCCTCTATACCTGGTCGAATCTGGCGTATCTGTATTTTTAGATCAAAATAGGGCTAAATCTACGAAGCCAAAAAACAGATCTTTTGTTGCACAATCACCGAACTCAACTGTTCTTATAAAGAAAAAGGCCTTTTCTACGTTCAGCGCAAATAACGATTTAAAATGGATGGATCGTACTGAAAAAATGCTTTTGAGGGCCACAAAAGCCCTCTTTGCTTATAAGGTAAATCAAATAAGGGCCTACGAGTCTCTGACGAAGTTGAATAGCTTCATGAATGAATATGGAGAAGTAAATCTAAATATATTTATAGATACCTTGAATTCTGCAAAATATCTGGATATAGCAAGCGCAGGAAGAAAACAACAGATCTCAGGATTTGTGGATCTAATATCTGCGACATTTTCAGATCTTAATTATGACGCACTAAAGGAAGATGTCATAAAGGTTTTGAGGAGAAACACTTTTTCTTCTCAAAATTATTTAACCTCTTGGATTGTAGATCCGGATAATGTGGATAATTATCAGACTGGACCAGGAACTGGCGTCATTGAGTTATGTAATTTCACAAATTTTTCATGCAGTTCCGTAGTCACCCCAACTGGTGGTAGTGGAGACTTTTCTATACAAGACCCCTATAGAATTCTTAACATAATAGAGGAGGATATAGAAACGGCTATAAGGGAAGCACTTCTCGGAACATTAGGCCTTCTTAATGATTTAGCCTATGGCGCTATGACCACACCACCTCTAGATACAACGCTTATAGTTTCTTCCGCCTTTGAGCTAGCAGGATTTGGAAGTTTAGATCCAACAATAGATGTCGATTATATAAGGGAGAGGCTGAGAATATTCTATCTTGGAAAAACAATAATTAATGTAGGCGATGCTGTTCATTTTTACATAAAAGGAAATAAGTACGTTGAAAATTCATCTAAAAATGATTCATCCTTCGCAATTTCTCCAGATGAATCTTATTTTAAAATAGATGACTCAATTCTTGAGGCCGAAAAAAGATTATTTACAAATAACTTTATAGATCTGGATACATACAAGAGAATAAGAAAACTATCCGACTCTTTTGACATGATTCACGTTTTTGGTGGATTTGTTAAAGGTATTAGTGAAACATTCTCTCCCGCAAGTGGTAACTCTATAAAGGTATCTTGTTCTAGCAACATGGAATGGCTAACATGGTCTAGGTATATGGAGGATCCAACACTTAATGATCCAAGAGGTGTCTTGGAAGATCCTCTTACGCCATACGACTTAAAGAAGGACGAGACCGGAGAGATAATTTTAACTGGAGCGCCGGAACTTCTGCAGGAGAATAAAGAGCTTCTGAGAAGTGGCCTCCTAAGCTTTGATTCTGGTATATTGGCTGGAAGCAATGCAACAGAATCCAATATATATCAGGGTCAATATAATGATGCTGGTTCTCTTTATGGAAGCAGAATAATTCAGCATCCACAGGGCCTAATATACAGGTGGAAGACCGGAGTAATTACGGCAACTGCTGATATTAAAAGTGGTAGCGATTCTGCAAGCCTGGCAAACCAAAGAAATTTGCAACAGATTTATGGTATGTTGGTTTCAGATTCGGCAGTATCTAATCTTGATGTTGCAAACGCCATTAGTACTCTTGTTACTGGTCAGCCATACAATGTAGAGACTTTTACAAAACTTGCATTTGAAGCAATGAATTTAGTTAAAAAAGATGGTTCTTTTAACCCAACATCTGCAGTGTCATCTATATTAAATTCGATAAGAAATCAAAATAGATATTATGGAAACTTTAAGCCATACAGACTTATTACATTATCTCAAAAGACATTAAATCAATTTACTGGAGATTTCTTTTCTACGGAGAGCTCAAAAAATCAAATTTCAGTATTAAGACAGAAAAAGAATAAAATCAAGTCAAAAATAGAAAAGTTGCGTGGCGGATCATCCTCACTTTCGCAACAGAAGGGTATGATTATTGCCACTCTTCAGGCTGAATTAAATCTTATAAATGCACAAATTGATGCCGAAGTTAATATAGCAAGGAAATCTACCGGTCAAGATGTCTCTCAAATATTTGATCAAGCATTCTTTAATGATTATAGTGTCAGTGGTCCTGGCAACACATCAGATTATGATGTTAATAGAGCTATGTCTATTGTTTCATCTCAAAGAAGAATAGAAGACGTCAAACTAAATAGAGATAGTAATTACTTAATTATATCAGATCTTTATGATGCAAATACAGAAATAAAGCTTGCGGCACTAAATTTAAAGAGACAGAACTTTAGCCTATTCAAGGCCAGTTACATGCCAGTTTTGGATAGAATTGCAAATTTAGTTGAAGTTACTGGTTTTGAATTTTTCTGTAATTCTCAAGGACACTTGGAGCTTAGACCACCATTATGGAACAGGACTCCGCTAAGCGTTCTTAATGCAATGTACAAATATCAAAGCACGACCAACAACAAAATTGTTCCGGATTTTCTATTTAAATTATTCGAAACAAGGGTTGGTTCGCTGAAGGCAGAAATTAGCGCATATAATATAAAAATAGTTATACTTGCCTTACTCATAGGAAGATATCCGGACGCATCACTCATTCCGCTCCCAACAATAAATGAGGCATTAAATATTTCCAGTTCTTATGGCGAGGCGTCCCTAAACTTCTTTGGCGTAAGACTAGGACAAGATCAGAAGAAGTCGTTTGGAAGCGATATAACATATAGCTCCAACGGAACATCTAACTTAATAAACGAAACAAAAACATTCGATCTTTTTGTAGATATTGATATTCTTGATTCAAGAAAGGATTCTACATCCGGAAATATTACAGACCTCATTGGTGATTTTAGTACATTTTTCCTAGAATCAAAACCTGCAGGAGGGCTTGGTGGCGAGCCAGGAAGCACAAACTATGATCTTGCCGTAGAGCTAATTCGTGATATTTCTACGGATGATATTGCATCTACAAATCTAAGTCAAAATTCTTCGTATCTAAAAGTAGATGCGGAGAAGATAGAGAG